GGCGGCTCATCATCAGGAAGTCGGCTGCAGGTCGTACAGCATCAATCAGCTCGTCTATCATATCAAGGGTGAGAGCTGCAGATGTGGCGTGTGCTTTAATTACCTGGGAGTTGTTGAGAGCATCCAGGTCAGTTGTCGCTTCCGTCTCGAAGCCTGCGATTATCCGGAGCAACCCTTTGTACTGTTTATCAGATGATTGGGTGCAAGTACGTCCAAAGATAAACTGCTTCTCCAGCTCATTCGCCAGCGCCTTTGCTTTCAGCGACATAACAGTTGCCTCAACATTTTGGTTCTTGTTGGTCTGCTGTCTGAATTGGTCAACGTCAACATCACCACCGACAATAGCCAGGTTAACGGTGCGTTGCTCGACTGTAGGTGTGCTTTCTCCCCACGTTCCATTAGACTCGTAGAAAGATATGCCAGCTTCGGTTAGCTCCATGTCATATTTGTAAGAGTTACCGGCTATCTCCAACATAGGTAGTGCCGCCAGCAACGGCGACTCTTTGACTATGGTTTCAGCAACACCGATTTTCAATTCGTCCTGGTTCAAGTATTCGTATTGCGCTATATTCATTTTAGTCCTCCACTATTTCGTTTTATCTAACGCTTGAGCTATTTTCTGCTCAGGTGTTAGCCCTGCGAAATCCGTCCCACCATCAGTTCTTCCGGAGTCTAGCCGTTTCATTGGTACTTTCCCTGCTGTCATGGTTTTGCATACAGCCTCGAAATTCTCATTCGAGAGTGTAGCCATCCCTTTAAGCAGCGCAGGATTTATGCCGAGTCCAGTATAATGAGTTTCTAATGTGTCTCTTATTACCTTATCGGTAGCTTCCTTGTCAGTTTTTAACGCAGCTTCACGTTTGGTAATATCAGCTTCCCTTGCAGCATTTATGTCTGCTTGTTCTTGTGCAGCCACTCTAGCTTTGTATGCCGATAACTGTACTGGATCGTTCTTAAACTGCGATTCCTGGAGTTCTTTAATACTGGTCTTGAAACTTTTATTCTCTGTTTGTAACGCTGCATAATTAGTATTCAGAGTTTCTAAAGTTTCCTTGGCAGTCTTTAATTCCCTCCCTGTCTTGGTATCCTGCGATTGCACGGCATGGTCCAGTTCCTCCTGAGTATAAGACTTCGGAGTAGCGTCAGTCGGTGTCGGAGTTTTAACGTCTCCCACTTTCTGAGTTTCGTCCACTTTCGTTATTGCCATTGTCCCTCCTTAAACTTCGTTCCTTAAAAATATTCGTCTATTATTTCCTTGGCTCTTTCTGCATCGGCCCAAGGGCCGGTACTATATTGAGGTATTCCCCTGTCACCTACTAACTTGGAAACCTTTTTTGTTAGTAGCATCCACTTATCTAAGTCCGGATACAATGCTCTGTAATCAAGCCTAGCACTACCTTTCTTTTCCGTCAAGTACCCTTTGTATAGCTTGTCAACTTCTCTCGTAGGTACATCAGTAAAGTCCATAGGCTGATTGCCTTGTAAAGTTACATACACCTCATCGTGATACTCCGGATGGGCTATCATGTACCATTCTTCCTCATAGTAACTAACGTAGTTGTAATACTTTTGATTGTTAATAAACCATTCGTCCTTAGCCTTCGGCGGGATCACCATGTAATTAGCATAGGTAGCTACGTCTTTCTCAGGTATCATCTTCTCATAAGCATCTGCCTTATATTTAATTACTGCAAAGTCATGGTCATTGTATAAGTAATCCTCTCTGTCTCCTCTATCTGTTATTGCGTCATACTCATCGAACTTAACCTTGTTATCTGCATATAATTTGTCGTATTCGATTGATGGTATGTTATCGAAATTGACAGGTTGGTTCCCTAGTACGTCCTCGTTAAGCCAAACATCTTTATAGTAATCAGGATTGTCTCTCAAGAACCTCTCTTGTGCCTTGCCCTTGACTGGCATTTTCTTGTACTTGATATACTTCTCGTGATACTTAACCTCAACATCGTTCTTATAAGCGTCCCTTACAAGTCTAGCAGTCCAGTATTCTTCGTTGGTATCAAGGTATGCTTGCTCATCCTCACTATTTAATAGAGCTGCATACTCATTATCCTGCTCCCTGAAATTAACATCTATCCTTAATACGTTCTCATTAACGTCCAATTCTTTCCAGTTATAAGCCTCATTAGCCCAATTATTAGCCCACGCAGAATGGTCTATTCTATATAACTTAGCCTCTGCGCTGTTACCAGAGAACTCCCTTGTTACATCTTTATACCCAAAGTCTTTCTCTGCATAAACTCTTGGTGGGAGTTTCATTACCAATAACCTTTCCTCTGTAAATTCTAACTCTTTTGCCCGCTTCATAGTAATATCGTAGGCTTCCATGGTTTGTAGATCGCCACCGTATCCCCAAAGTTTAAGCATGGCATCTTCTTCTGGATGTTCTGCCCTGTACTCTGCCTTATAATCCTTTGTCAGTTCTGGATGCCCTTTAATGAAACTTTCGTAAGCATCCTCTTCTGTCTTTGTTAATAGTATTCGTACTAGTAGTTCGTGTTCATGCGGTACTTTGCCTTCTATTAAATCATCCTCAGTCATTTCATATAATGGTTTAGTTGGTAAATCCCAATACTCACGTCCCAGTATCTCTAGGTCTTTCCTTCTTGTAAGGAACATCTCAGGATAATCTTGAGCCGCCTTGTTATTTCCTATGTAAGTCAATATATTTTCATACTTGACCATCCCCCACTTCTCAATCCATAGACCCTTTCTGCGGTCTAGTTCCTCATAATTATAGTCACCTGTGACAGGGTCGTTTAATGACTCATCGTAAATAATAGCTTCATATTCATTTAATGCTCTATCGAGACTCCAATCATATTTCGACTCTCTTTCATCTAGTCTTTCCCAGAAATCCCTTACATTACTATAATTGGGATTAGTTTCTAGTTCCTCAATGCCTTTGTTATACACAGCGAATACAATTTCTAGTATCTCTCTATACTCGAAATCATTTATCTCGCCTTTCCTTAGCCTTTCACCTGCATTATAAATACCTGTATTTCTGTAGTCCATTTCTTCTTCACGTTCTGCGAAGTAATTTCTCCATTCCTCTGACCGTTGTATTGCACTTGCTTCTGTTGCATATTCCCTTAGTAATTTCAAATCATCATTATCGTTTAATAAATCCTGTTGTGCCTGTTTTGGTAATTGCTTGAACGATAACTCCCCACGTTCTTGTGCTTGCAATACTAATACCAGTTCCTCCTCGGTGTAGTATAGTGACAGCCATTCTTTAGGTAGGTCATTTATAATCAACTGAGCCTCGTCATAGAATATAGTCCACTCCCCTTCAACAAAACCTCTGAAACCAAAGAACTCTGCAAACGGTGTCAATACAGCAGCAAGTCCAGTCGGTTTTTCAAATTCCTGGGACATATTTGGTAACCATTTTTCTAAATAATTTCCAGCAAATGGCATTATTCCCTGCTCAATCCAAATTGGCATAAACTTTGAAGCTATGTAATAACCATATTCAGCAGGTGTTTCAATCGGTGTGCCAAAGTAAGTGCTACCAGTTTGCAATTCACCCTTTACTACAGATTTTGCTAATGGATATAAAGCGTCCCTGAAAAACCCTATTAAAGGAGAGCTTCTGGAATACCACCAGCTTATAAAAGGATTGTCCCTGTTAAGGCTACCATATTTAATAATCCTTGCAAGGTCTATTATTTCTCTGTCGCCTACCTCGTTTATACATTCCATGATGTTACCAAACAATCTAACTAAACTATAATAAGCACCCCCAACTCCAAAATATCTATTGCCAATCTTGAACGACATTAGCTTAGCAGAGGGGTCCCATACTGTTTCGCCTGTAATGGAGTCCTTATCTATCCCGAAGTTCTGCATTATTCTACGGTTTATATCGTCCTCATCCTCATTACCAAGGAAGCCTTGAAAGCAAGTAAAGGCTGTAGTATATAAAGCTAATGCGCTAATCATCCCTCCGAGGCTTTCCCTTGCCATTGAACCTGTCATGCCTCCTCTAAAGACATCAGCTACTACGGAAGCAGTAGCCCTGGTATATCTAGGTGCAAACCACATAAATGCTTGCTCGAACTGCCTCATTTTCTGAGGAACACTCATAGCAGATGTATCTATAATACCTGTCATTCTATCTACAAATCTTGCCAACTCTCTTAGTTGCCCGTTCTTCTTAGCCTTGTCGTGCATAGCCTTATATGTTTCAGTTCTACTAACCTGTGCTGCTATGAAGAACGCTGTCTCTGCTCTCTGGAATGGAGCTAATGGCAAAGCTGAAAGGAACTTATTAGCTAATCCACCTAATCCTTTCTGTTCACCCAAAGTCTGAAAATAGTCTACTGCCTGTAAACTAGAACCATTTTTAACCATTTCCAATATAACACTCTCATTAGCCTCTACATATCTTCCTGCAAATCCCATATCCAGAAAACTACCGGTTGATATAGCTATTGACTTAAACCATTGACCCATTAAATGATACCCAGTCTTAGGATCGGTTATCATCTTGGAGAAGGCAAACCCATGAGCAGGAAATCCTTGTATTAACGGGGCAGAGTTATCGAAAGCTGCCTTAGTTAATCTTAATATACCTGCTGCATCTGCAAAGAACTGTAATGAGGAAGAACCTTTCTCATGCCCGAAGAACTGATTGATAGAGTCTATAAAGTCCTGATTATATAATTTCCCTCCGAACATAGGCTGCATGATATAACCCTTATTACCTTCTATCCCATCTGGTAGAGTAACGAGTTTCATGCCACCTTGTTTTATACGGTCTAACCTTTCCTTACGTTTTATTCTGGCTTTCTCATAATCGATTTTCTTTTTGTTCTTTAAGTTCTCGACTTCTTTCTGTAATAGATTCAGTTCTGTTTTAATCTCCTTCTCTGTCTTTTGCGGAGACTGTAAATCGAAGTCGCTCATATCCTCATTTATAAAATATTCAGTAGACTTCTCCCCTGTCATATCTGGGGCATAACCTATATTTGGTGGTGTGCCTTCGTGTCCGTTTTCCTTCCACTGTTTCATCAACAGGTTATACTCGTCCATTGAAATCTGAGTTATCTTGCCCTTACCCTTGGGTCTTACCTCTGTCCAGAACCCAAATATATCTTTCTGTAATCCAGCTTCCATTTCTCCAGGTATTTGTGTAGGAGCTTCTTGAGTAGGTATCTCTGACTTTACTTCTGCTTCCTCGGTAACTTCTGCCTGTACTTCCGGAGCCACAGGAGCCGGAGTAAATACGTCTTGAATGTCCGGAGTTACCTGCGCTGCAGGTGTCCCAACATCAATAGTATCTGGACGAACTCCTGCTTCTCCTTGTCCGATAATGACTTGGACTGCTGCTCTGATTGTTTTGTAGAGTCGTTCTTTAATGTCACTTTCTTTTCCTCCTTGTGCTAACTCTGACGCTGCTGCGTTCAAAGCATCTGCTATCTCTCCAGCATATATTACTCGTTTAGTAAATACTTCCTCGACTATTGCTGCATCGGAAGCTATGTCCTTACTAACTCCGGTGTCTATCTCGCCTACCCCTAATTCAGATATACGAGCTGCCCTGGTTTCCTGTGAGATATACCCAAATAACTTTCTGTCTCTACTCAACCTACTCTTTATATAAGTTGATAACTGAGCCTTCTCTATAGCTAGACTCTTAGTTATCATTTCCTCCCCAAACAATGTTTGTTGTGTAGATGTGGTAGTCTCTGACTGTCTTACGAATATGATAAGCTCTGCGACTTCTGCCTCACTCATCCTCTTTTTCTTCTCTAACAGTTTAACTAATGCTACCTGCTGTGCATGATTAGGAAGTTCTCTGCCTATTGTTACCCCCCTGGCTACTGGCATATCTCCTCGGATTACTGCAGCAAACAAGTTGTTATCTAAATTAGCTAATGCCATACCGTCTGCTACCATCTTCTCTCTTGCAGATAATCCTGAGTTTTCAAGATATGCTGCATCTACCCCGAGCTCACGGAATAACTTTGCAGCGTCTATAGCGGTCCCTCTGCCCTGGGCTATGTTAGCCTCCGCTCCTACGGCCCTTGCTACCTTGGCATTAGAAGCTGGTATGTACCTTGCATCTATAGTTTTCTGTCCTGTCTCCTGGGCCAGTCCTAATCTATGGTGTCCGTTTATAACATAAGTATTACCATCTATAGGATCCTTCCAAACCAATATCACATCTGCCTTGGTAATGTCCCACTTCAAACCTCTTAAAAGATTGGTAGCTCCGCCTTTTCCTGTCCCTGTCTTGAACTGGAACCTCTCGGCATCAACCGTTATTTCGGAAACATTCAAACTGACTACCTTGGGCACCGGTATCTCTTGTGATTGGATGTTGGCCTTGGGTTCCTCTATTTCGTGTTGTTCTTTGGTTTTAACTTGGGACTCCTGATGATGTTCAACTGAGTCGTAATACTGTTTGGTAGAAGACCACATCTCTTCTGATAACCACTCAGAATACTTCTGAGCCTGTTTTATTAACACATCTATCTTCTTAATGCTTGAATTTATTAACTTGCTATCCTCTACATTTGCTTCTGCTAATTCAGATTTTAAGTTCTCTCGCTGTGTTTCTAGAGATTGTATTTGTGAAAGCAATACATCACTCATTGTTCCTCTAGATTTGAAATCCAACAGGTTAAAAGCTTCCTTCATTGAAGCCTCTGTTATCTTTTGTTTCTCTATCAATCCAATTAACTCATTATTTAATTTCTTTATTGATCTCTCTTTGCCTTCCACAACCCTTGCGTTATAATCTCGTAGTCTCTCTACTGCTTTAGTAAGTCTCTTAACTTCACTATTCAACAGTTCAGCGTTGTCTTGCCTCTGTCTTGTCAAGTCCATCAATCTTTCTGTTATGTAGGGGAACTGCCTCCTCAAGGCCCTTAATTGGCTAGCTTGGAATACACCACCATGAGCTGCTATGTTTACTGCGGCCTTTAATTTATTTGCTCTGTCTCTCTCCCCCTTAGTTTCCTGATAACGCTTTTCTAACTCAGGATATTTCTCCATTAAAAGCGCTAATGGCGTATCGCCGTATTCTGACAGGGCATCAGCTAATCGTTTATCCGCTATCTTTTTGTAATCATTCTGGATAGCTGTCCTTATACTATCCTCTATGTTAGGAGAATAAGCAGTGTTATCAGCAATCCCTTCTGCCATTGTTTTATAAACCCTGCTCTTATCCTTAGCCCCTAAAGCCTTACCGCCACGTCCCTCTGCCCCTCTTATCGGAACTAACTCACCGTCTACTATTTTGCCTGTTACTACCCTGTGAATGTACTCGCCAACTACCAGGTTCTTAGGTGCTGTGCCTTCTCTCTTTGCCTGAGCAAGTAACCTATGAAAGATATGTAAAACCTTATCTATATATTCTGATTGAGCTTCAGATAGATGGTACATTTCCTTATGTGTAAAGACGTGTTCAACTGTGCCAGCTATGTCTTTATGCTCGGAATAAACATCAGCTAATGAATCCTGCATCTGTTGTGAAAAGCCTACCTTATTAAATCCAAACGCCTTTGCAGAATCAATAAACCGTCCATGTAGTATATGTGCCTCTGCTGTAGCCAATTCCTTTCCCATTTTCTGAATCATATGATATAGAATAGCGCTACGCCCTACTATATCCTTTGTAACCTGTGACTCTAACTCTGTTAATTCTCTAGTTCCGAACAATGTCTCTATTGTCTTCTTCATAAACGGCGCTTTGGCAATCTTGCGTTCCATACGCTTGTACCAGCTTTGCGCAAACTCAGAATCTATTATAGATTTAGAGGATGGAACAACAAAATCATCTGACCCCATCATATCTAATTGACGTCTAGCCTCATCCATCTGGGTCTCAATAACGGCTGCTCTTACTGCAGTAGCTCCTTCTGGAGTCTTTGCTATATCATCGAGAGCTTTAAGGATAGCAGTAGACTCAGTCCATCCTTCTTTCTTGAATTGCTCTACAAGGTTTTGAAATGTCTTAAACTGTGCCTCCGGTAGATTATTAATAGCTCTGCTTTGTAATCGCCCAAGAGCATCGAATATTACACCCGTACCACCACCCATCATTCCACCTGCAATTAAGTTTTCCTGCATCTGGTAATCGAACTCTACCTTTTGCCCTAAAGCTGTTCTTGTTAAAACATCCTGTGTCGCTTCCTCTCCTGCCTCCCATATAGCCTCACCGGCCACCTTAAATCCCAGCCGTAGAAAAGGATTATTTCCTATAAATGGAAGTTTCGTTGCCAACCCGAACAGTATTTGTCCTGGATTAGACGCTCCTAGTGCTATCATATTGCCCTTGAACACTTCGTCTGCTACTCGTTCTTGTTCTGCTCTGGACATACCCATAGCTTGAGCTTGTCGTGCAGCTCCACCGGCTTCTGTAGAGGACTCTATAACGTTTGCCCCTGCTATAGTAAACAGAGTAGTTATTATAAGAGTTCCTACTGTACCTGCCCCAACACCTAGTGCAACACCAGGCCCCAACAAAGTAAACGGCATTAAGGCCATACTGAAAGCTAAAGGTTGAGCAAACTGTGTTTGATAATATCTTGGATTAGCATACAATTCCCATCCTCTTTCCTCTATCCCCGGGTCCGGGGGAGATTGAAAATCAAATCCTTTGACCATACCTCTCAATCCACTAGCTATGCCATCGTATCCTTTTACTTCTGCATGGAAGGCTATATCCCTAGCTAAATCACCTATTGAACCTGTGAAATAAGTAGCAAATGATTTTCTGATGTTTAATCCTAGTGGGCTTATCCACCGAGGCAAAGAGGTAAACTCCTCTGAACCTGGCCCCTGCGTATCTGAATACTGAGGCCCTACTGTTACGTTAGAAAATAGCCCCTCAAACATAGCTCCCAATACACTACCGATATTCTTTGTGACATCCCATACGCTGCCAGGATCGAAACCCATTAAAGAATATTCTTCAGGGGGAAGTCTGCTTGGATTAGTGATAGCCTTGCTTAGACTTGGCTCATTAGTTAAAGCCTCAGTCTGTTCTATGTAATCGTAGTATTGCTTCTGCTCGTATCCTCCGGGCCATTGTGCCGAAGGATCAACCCTCAAAGGGTCCTTAACAAACAGTTGGTCTACCTGTGCATCGTCGATATTAAATAATTCTTTCAGTAAATCTTCGAGTTCTGAAGTTCGTTCATAAGTAGATACAGTTTCCAAAAACATAGTCTGTTCCGTCTCTACCCTCATTCTTTCAGTAACCGGCATTTCATCTGAGAACGAAAGTCTGGCAACAAGTTTCTCTCTTTGATAAGGAACGTTCCAAGGTTCTAATGCGTTGTACTGTTCTGCTGTGTATCTTTTGCCTGTTGGATCAACAAAAGTTCCGTAGTCCGTAGCTTCCCATCCATCGGGCATTACGTAGCTATAGTGTGGCATACCATTCAAATCATCTACTGGTAACAGTTTAAGCTGCCAATCTTTAGGCAAAGGGATACCAACTTGCCCTGCCTGATACTGATTAAGATACTGTGTTTGCCGGCGTGGTGGAGTCTGCCCTGCTCCAAATGTTTTCATAGCTCCAGGCAATTTGCCTGACAATTCAGCCATCATATCTTCAAGGTCTTTCTGGTGTTGCTCTGGAGTCTGAGCAGTTCTAGGGTATTTGTCTATTATAGCCCCTATTCTATCTACCATTAGTTGACTCCATCACCTAATCCCTCTGGTAATCCTTCTGGTAATCCTTCTGGTAATCCTTCTTGGGGAAGTCCCTGTTGTATTCCCTGTTGTAATCCTTGCTGCGGTAATCCTTGCTGTTGTAATCCTTCTGGAGTACCATTTTTACGGGCCATTAGTTTATCGAATAAGCTGGAAGCTGTATCATCGCCCTGTTGTGGTTCAAGCAAGTTCTCTACAAAATCATCTACCATTTTATGCGTTATCTTTTTCATTGTTCTGCCTCCACTGTAGATTTTCTAGCTCCGCCCTGGCCTCCGCCGAATAGCGGTAAGTATCCCTGCCCCTGCGCTCCAGGTTGTGCTTGTCTGTTATCCTCGGACAAACTTTGTTCCGTAGTGCTAACGCTGCCCTCTGATGCTTGTGGTGCATGGCGCTGAGCTATTACACCTGCAAGTCGGTCCATCATCATTCTTGCTTCGATATATTTGCCTGGCTCAAGGCCTGCAGCTTCTACTGCTGCATGGATACCTCGGAACAAACCTATAGCAGGATCAAGTTTCTCTGCCATATTTACTCTACGGTTGTCCATGATCTGAGTAGGATGCTTTACTTTAAGAATATCTGTGAGTACAGTCTTTA